CAGGAATATTAGTGTGGGAAATATTTACAACAGGCTGGTTGCGTATCGAGGAAAAGTGTTGTATCATAGAAGTATAGTTCCTGGCTTTGGGAACACATTAGAAACAAGCAGACTCACACAAACATTCTTTTTTGACATCAAATGAATAAATGGGAGAGACTACCTACAATATAAATAAAGATAAGAAAAAGTAAATTTGTAAAAAAGATGTCTTCATCAATGCGTAACTTTGTGGAAGCGTATGCAGCTGTCCATAACACCGAAGCAAAGGAAGAATTGACTTCTTCAAGAGATTGTATCTCTGAAATGAATCTCTCTGATCTGACCGATACAGATCTTGATGAGATTGTAGAACAGGTACTGGAAGTAATGTTCTCTCAGGGTCATACAGTTGATTCTGTACATGAGGTATTTGGTGAAGCTTTTGAAGAATCAAATATTACTGGAAGACAACAGAAGATTGAGAGACTGTGTGAAGCACTGAATAGAGCATTTGATAATATTGATTCTAAAGCATCGACTGTTGCTCTGGAAGAGTTTGCTAAGTATAGAAATAACAAGAAACTCCAAGAGTCCTGGTCTGTTAGATTCAATCAGGAGAAGAGAATTCAGAGAGCACATGATCGTCTGGTTGCTGCTGAGTCCCTGAATGTAAAGACTCAACTTCTTAAGTTGGTAGAAGGCACCATGGACATTAAGGGATTTGAGATTCCCAAGAAAGAACAGGATGCTGCTGCTAAGCGTGTCAAAGAGAAGACCGCTCAAAAGATGATGAAGAAAGAGGAAGTATCACAAATCCGTAAGGGTTGGGGTGATGCATACAGATCCATCTATGAGAAGAATGATGGTAACCTTGCTAATAATTATCCTCCATATGATAAAGTAACTAGAGGAGATGTCATTGCTGGTGCAACCGGTAAGGACCAGATGGGTGGAAAGAAAAAAACTAAGATGAAGAAGGAGGGTGTCCAATTCTCCGAAGCAGAACTTAAGGCATTTGAAACCATTGTAAATAGCTGGGAAGACTGATATAGTGGTCTGATGGACGTATTTAAATATTTGAAAGCCTCTAGAGAACTTCTGGAGGCTAAACAGCAATCAGCTGCATCGATTGAGGCCGAACGTCTTGGATACACTTATGTTCAGGGATCTGTTTGGAAAGATCCAGGGACGGGAAAGAAATATAAGTTTGATAATAATCGTTTTGTAGATTATGATCTTCCTGATAGGATGGCCAAATCTTCTGGTGCTCAAGAAGCAGAACCAGAGCGTGAGAGATATCTTTCAGACTTTAGAAAAGACGCACCTAGACCCGAAAAAGAACAACAAAGTGCGTCAGTAACTGATCAAAATAGTAGGCACATCCCTGGTGGTCCTACTCCTGATGCTGTTGCCCGTGGTGACGTAGAAGAAATTGAGAAAGGAATGAAGCGCGGCCGTGGCCCTGTCATGTCTGCAAATAGAGAAAAGCAAGTTGAACGAGATGCACGAAACCTTGCTGCTCAAGCCAAGGCTGAGCAAGAAGCAGAGGCACAAGCAGCCGCAGATCAACAAGCAAAAGATGATGAGGCTCGTCGTCAGGAGATGGGAACACCTGAAGGACCACTTAAAGATCCATCAGAATTTAAAAGTCTTAACACCGCAGTTGAAGATGCAGGTCAGAATTTTGACGGTTCTTTGAGACAGGGTGATGTTGATATTGCAAGTGAGGAATCCATTGCTAGAGTGGAAGAGATTGCAAATACTGATGTAGAAGATCAAAGATTCGACAAAGGTAGACAGTCACAAAAAGAATTTCTTGACTATTACTCTAACGATTCTGAGAATAGAAAAGGTCTAGACACCTTGAATTCAATTGCCAAGACCGATGAGAAGGTTGAACAATTGATGGATGCTATTAATAATGGAGACTTTCTTCAGGAAATTAATATCACACAGAAAGATAAAAGATCTGTAAGTCAAATACTTTTGGATGCTGGTATTGATGTCAATGATCAAGCCCAATTGGATTGCTTCAAGAATGCTCACAAAGAAATCAATAACTTTGTTGATGGTAAAGGTAAATTCAAGACTAGTGAATCTAGTGAATTGACAGGCAGTAACTTGGGATATTATGAGGCTAAACACATTGAGAAGAGAACTGATCTCCCAACTATGGACGCTGCGGGTGTTCAAACCAAGGCATATAACTTGAGAAATGATACCGAATCTAATATGCAGTGTGTCACACCTGCAATTACTGATGCTGTCTATAACTTGTTACCAACTCCCGCTAGAGATGAATTGGCAAAGAGTGGATCACCTAAGAAATTTTATGATCCTAGAGAGAAGAACCGACAAGGAAAGGCTAACCGTATTAGAGGATCAGCAGCATTACATATGTGGGTGATGCAGGATGGTAAAGATGCATATGCAGCAGCAGGTAGGAGAAGATCTCCCGGTGAATTCCAAGTAGAACATATTGTCCCATTGAAATCTGGTGGTAAAGATGAGATTGAAAACTTCTCTATGCTCTTAAGAAGAGTGAATGAGCCTAGAGCAGACCTAAGCTTTGAAAAATTCTTGGCACAAGCAGTGACTAAAGCAGCTGATCTTATGGCTGACTTGAGTAATCCAAAGACCAGGGCTAAGTTTGAGAAGAAATATAGATCATCGAGATACAATGACAACTTTGCACCTATTGTGGGAGGAAGTGTGTCGTCACTGACAAGTGATGGTGTTATGAATACAGTTAATCAAGCTCTTCAAGATAACTTAGGTGAGAAGGCTGCAGCTAACTTGAAAGTTAAACCAGAAGACTTTAAAAAATATCAACAAGAGGTTCAAGGATTCCTTGATAAGAATGGATTGGATGGAGATACACAGGTTGTAGATATGACAACCAATCAAATGAATGGTATCTTTGATATAATGACTGAAAATCTTGGTGTGGATAAGTCCAAGATGATGGAATATATGGGAAGAAACATCTTTAACAACTATGATGTTGGTGGTAGAACTGTAATTAGTAAAGATGGGGAGTTGGAAAGAGGAAGAGGTGGAACACAATCTACGTCCGGTAACCTAACTACCATGCAAAACTCTGTTATGGCAGATGATAGTTTTGAACCTGAGGAGAAAAAGAAAATCCAACAACAAATTAATAATAACCATCAAGAATTCAAGGCAGCTAGAAATAACTACATCGATAATCCAAATAATCCCCAAGCGTATGAAGATTATTTGGCAAGTATGCTAAATAATTTTGCTTATCTTCAAGGAGATGGTGACTCACCTCTCAGTCCAGATAGAAAATATGATACAAGGCTGACTCCCTCGAAGAAAAACACTATTGACGATGACGCATTTAAGGGTATAATGGGTATGATGACACTGGACTCGGGGTCTCTATCAAAAGACAAAGATGTATTCTCTCCCGGCAGACAGGAGAAGATGACTCCTAAGGCAAAAGAACATGCAAAGGCTCTTCGCAAGAAGATGGTCGATGCAGTGATGAAATCAACTGGTTTTACACAAGAACAGATTGATAATCCTGATAGTCTAAAGAAGACTCAAAGGAACAAGATTGAACCCCTACTCAACGCACTCGAAAACATCGATAGAGGACTAGCACTATGATTGAACTCGACGATCTTCCTTCTATTTTACAAAATATCTACGACACATTGGTGATTGATGCCGATGATGTTGGTCTGGCATTGGATGATATTATGATGTATGTCCAAGAATTTGATATGGATGAGGATATGTTATACTCCTTTATCAAGGATAAGGTAGAAGAGACAGAGGAAAAGAATGAAATAGAGAAGGGAAGAGAGATGATCGAATCATTAAAGAGATCACTTCGTGATCTCACTCTATAAATAGGATATAGGATTCTGATAGAAATGAAGAGTTTCTTAAACTTTTTTAGCGAGGCAAGAACGACTAAGGCTTCTGCGAGAGCGAAGCAACTTGGTCTGACTGGTGATGGGCAGGGAAATTGGGTAGATAAGGGTGGTAACATTGTTGCCAGGACTGAAGGTGGTCAGCTGGTCTTCACTGATAAGAAAGGTGGTGCTAAAGAAAAGGAAGGCACTACTACTCAACAATACAAAGGACCAGAACAACAGGCAGGACAAAAATATAAAGCTACTGAAGAAGAACCAAGAGAGAGAACTGAACCTGAGGAAGAATCAAAAACTGATGATAGAAACGGAGAGACACTAACCCTAGTGTTTGGTAGATTTAATCCACCAACTGTGGGACATAAGAAACTTCTTGACGGTGCAAAAAGCGTTGCCGGAGATGGTGAAGTTAGAATCTATCCCTCAAGATCTAATGATCCAAAGAAAAACCCTCTGGAGCCAGGTCAGAAAACGGAACTGATGAAGAAGATGTTCCCTTCTCACTCTGAGAATATTATTAACGATGCTAGTGTTAAGACTATCTTTGATGCACTGGAACTTGCAAACAATGATGGTTATTCAAACATCAAGATTGTTGTAGGATCTGACAGGGTATCGGAGTTCGACAACCTGGCACAGAAGTATAACGGAGATCTCTACGACTTTGAGGAGATTGAAACTATCTCAGCTGGTGAGAGAGATGAAGACTCTGATGATGTCAGTGGAATGTCTGCATCTAAGATGAGAAAGGCTGCAGCCGAAGAAGATTTTGAGACATTCAGGACTGGTATTCCTGATAATGTAGATGATAAGACTGCGAAACAGATTATGAATACTGTTCGTAAGGCAATGAGAGTTGAGGAAGGATGGTCACTCTGGGAGATTGCACCAAAGTTTGACTGGAAGAATCTTAGAGAGAACTATGTGACTGGTAAGATCTTCAAGATCAATGAGTTGGTAGAGAATCTGAATACAGGATTAGTTGGTAAGATTGTTCGTAGAGGAACCAACTATCTGATCTGTGTTACAGAAAACGATGTGATGTTTAAGTCCTGGATTCGTGATCTCCGTGAGTATTCTGAGGTCAAGATGGATCGTAAAGAAAGAGTTAAGGGAAAACCAAACACACTCTCAGGAACTACAGGATATTTTAAGTATGCTGCTGACATGACACCAGGGTTTGATAAAGGACAGAATACAAACCTACAGGATGGTGGTAAAGCATACAAGGGCCCCAAGTCAAATATAAGGGAATTCATAAATAGGTACAAGAGAAAGAGCGTCTAACAGTAAAATGAAAAGACAAGTAGTGTCATCCAATTGGAGAGACGATCTCAGTGAGTACGTTGATATCTCAAACGTATCACCAAAGAAAGCCAAGACCGATACCAAATCAAGAGAAAAGGTAGAGGAAAAGGAAGTAAAAAATAAGGTTGTCATCAATCCTCCAATGACAGAAGCCTTTGAGGAACTTGGTGGTACTATCATTTCTATTGAAGAAGAAAAACTCTCCAAGGAAGAGATGGAAGAGTTACAGAGAAAGAAAGATAAAGAACAAGGTAGAAAGCCTGGTAAGGTAGAAGAGGGTAGTAATCCTGCAGGTCAGCTTGCTGATATCGACAAGAGAATTGCTATGCAAAGATTGAAGAGAGCAAGAGTCGAAAAACAGCAAGCAAAGAAGAATCAGGGACAAAATACCGAGATGCAGGAGAAAACCATGACTCCTGGTGAGAAACAGAAGGATACCAAATTGAAAAAGAAATATGATGATTCGGATATGAAAAAGAATATGCAGGCTCAATACGGTAAAGAGGAAGGTAAGAAAGTTTATTTTGCAACCATCCGTAAACAAGCAATGGAGTCGGCACTAAATCCATTCCAGTATCATCCTGATAAGAAAGGAACAGACAAGGGAACACCTGAACAAGCCAAGAAGATTGCAAAAAACATTTCTTCTAATAGAAAGAGCGGTCCCATGAAGTATGATCCCTACAAAGGAACTGACGGTAGAGACTGATGAAAGATTGTAAGAAGGGTTACTACTACTGTTATACTAGTAAGAAGTGTAAGCGTATTCCAATCGGTTACAAGTCAGTTGGACCTGCGGGATATCTACGTAAGGAAACCGGACACACTCAAGACGACGATTCTGAAAACGGTAAAAAGAACGGTAAGAAAAATGGTGGTGTTTCTAACGGCAATGGTAATGGCAATGGTGGTAATGGGAATGGGGGTAGTTCTGCTGGATCAAACGGCGGGGGTGAATGATTGATTGATATATAGTTTAGACCTTATAGGTGTGGCTATGTTATCAGTTCTACTTCCACTTGCATCAAAGATTATTTCTGACGCAGTAAATAAAATTCCTGAGAATGAGGAACTTGGTGAGAAATTGATTGACGTTTGTTTGGTCATCTTGGGTAAGGCTGTTAAGCTTACTAAGACTGATATGGATGATCAACTTCTTGAAGCGGTTACAAAGGCTATCAAGGCTAGAGAGGAGTAATCTTCCTTTATATAAATATTAAAAAGAAAGTAACTTACAAGGGCACAAGACATGGCACTTTGGGGAAACAACGACAATGTGGGATCTGCAGGTACAGTTTCCCTGAATTATGGCACAGGGGTCGTCACCGGTTCCGGTACGTCATTTGGTATTGACGGTGGTTGTTCGGAAGGAGATGTGATCAGATTTGGTACTAGAGGTAGTGGTAACACCTATTATGGTGATGCTGTCATCGTAAGTATTGCAAACTCTGCATCACTGACCATCGGTTCAACCATGGGTCTGAGCGGTGCAGCTATTGCTGGTAAGCAATTTACCGTATCTCAACTTCCTAAATCAAGTGTCTTGAGCGCTAAGTTTAGTGAAGCATCATACGGAGCTGATGACTCTGTAGTTTATGGTGTTGAGAATGGTCCAGGTCTCCTGGGTGCCAACACTCAATACAATGTAGCTGCTGAAGGTTGGGTTGGTGTTACTACCTATCTTGACAACCTTGGTAACTTGAGAGTTAAGAAAGAAACTCTCGTTGCAATGTCGGGTATCACTACATCCACTGCATTCCCTTATCCAACACCTGAATGATAAATGTTATTTAATGAATTGAATGAGGAAAACTTCCTCATCTTCGCTATTAAAAATTATGAAAATCCGCAGGCTGTTACTAGGGAGGATTTTGATAAAGATCTGAGTCGTTTCAGATATATCAAAAGACTCCTTAAACGATACAAGGGTGGAGGGGAATTAAAGGTTCATCTTTTAATAAACCATTTCATTATTTTGTATAATATCTTTGGTGATGCAACAACTCCTATGTTATTTTACAAGATTGATAAGAGTTTGTGGTCTTCGATCAAAACATTTATAGTATTCCTAGATAAATTGCCGGAGTTCCCAAAGTCATACATTCATGAGATCGACTTAGATCAAAATTGTTTAGATGCTCTTAATGGTATAACTAATGGATAAAGACAAAATCGACAGAGTTATTGATGCGTTTCGTTCGGCAATGTATAGTGAGTTCAGTGTCAATGAGGAAGGCATGGTGGCAAATGGTCCTGGGGGATCTGGGGGATTTAGTGGCTCCTCCCCTGCTGCTGGTCCTACTGCTGGTTTTGACCCCACTATGAAATTTGATGGTCGTAATAAGTATGTTAAGAAAGCCATCAAGGATTTGATGGACAGAAGTCAGAAGAGAAAAGATAGAAAGGCAAGAAAAAAAGCTTTGGACTTTAATCCATACTTCAAACCTCATGGAAAATCAAGTTAAGATAGCAGTTCTTGAACAAAAACTAGAGGATATGAAGGTTATCGTCCTCAGAATAGACACAGCTATCCAAAAATTATCTGAGGTAAATACAACTGTGAGTAGGATGCTTGCAGTACATGAAGAAAGAATTTCCAAACAAGAAGAAATCGACACAGTATTGTTTACTAAAATTGACAAACTCCGTGATAAAATGGACGGGGATCATGAGCTCGTATTGCAAAGAATACGTGAACTAGAAAAACGTGTATGGATGGCAGTGGGTGGTCTCGCTGTCTTGACCGTTGGTATGAGGGTTATGACAGTCTTCCCTTCCCTCTTGACAAATACTCCTGAGGTATCTACAATAGAAAGACCTTATATCGAGTGACATGGATTTCATTGATATCAAATATATCAATCTGATTTCCTCTAGACTTCCTAAATTCAAAAAAGTAAAATCGTTTTTGTACAACTTCCGCTGCCCAATATGTGGTGACAGTCAGAAACAAAAGAACAAGGCACGTGGTTACCTGTATAGGGTAAAGAACAACACCAACTACAAGTGCCACAATTGTGGTATTAGTATTTCTTTCAATAGTTTTCTGAAGGACTTGGATCCTGAGACACATAAGGAGTATGTGTTTGAGAAGTTTAAGGATGGAAAGAGTGGAAAGAATTTTGTTGCTGAAAAGCCTGAGGAGATATTCTCCAAGTTGGATTCTTCTAAACCCAACTTTAAAAAGAAAATCGCTATTGATCTACCTGATGCCTTTATGGTCTCACGGTCTAGAGACTATCTGGAGACCCGTGCAATCTTCAAGGGTGAGTTCTACTATGCTCAGAACTTTCAAGAGTTTGTTAATACAATCAAACCAGATACCTTTCCCGAGTCTGTTACCAAAAACTACGGTGAGGAGAGGATTGTAATTCCTCTTGTCAGGAAGAACCAACTTATAGGGGTACAGGGAAGAGCGCTCTCTTCAAACCCTATTAAATACTTAACCATCATGTTTGATGATGACGCACCCAAGATCTATGGACTCGACTCAGTTGACACCAAACGACCAATCTACATCATCGAAGGACCCTTCGACTCCACCTTCGTGGAAAACAGTGTTGCCATGTGTGGGGCTGACATTGATGTTGGGTCGTTTGGTTGGAGCGATTATATTTGGGTTCTTGATAATGAACCTAGGAACAGAGAAATCGTCAACAGAATCTCCAAAGCCATCGATAGAGGAGATAAGGTAGTCATCTGGCCTTCTAATGTTACACAGAAGGATATCAATGACATGATTCTATCTGGACAGAACGTTCAGAAGGTTATAGAATCAAATGTATATCAAGGTCTACAAGCAAATCTAAAATTTACCACCTGGAAAAAGATATGAGTAACGGATTGAAAGTCAAGAAGAGAAATGGTTCAGTTGAGAGACTTGATCTGGACAAGATGCATAAGATGGTAGACGAGGCTTGTAAGGGTCTAGCAGGTGTCTCTGCCAGTCAGGTAGAGATGACATCAGGTATTCAGTTCTACGATGGTATTACTACAGAAGAGATCCAAGAGATCCTTATCAAGTCTGCTAGTGACCTGATTGACCTGGAACATCCTAACTATCAGTTCGTTGCTGCTCGTCTCCTTTTGTTCTCTGTCCGTAAACAGTTGTATGGAAAGATGCATACTCTCCCATCACTGGTAGATCACATCCAGAAACTGGCGTATGAGAATGTATATGACAAACAAATCTTCTCTAAGTATTCTATTGAGGAAATTCAAAAGGCAGAGACACATATTGATCATGACCGTGACTACATGTTTACCTATGCTGGTCTGAGGCAGGTTGTGGATAAATACCTAGTCCAAGATAGGAGTAGTGGTACCGTCTACGAGACACCACAGTTCATGTACATCATGATTGCTTTGACTATCTTCCAAGAATATCCTAAGGACACTAGGATGTCTTACGTCAAGAGGTACTATGACGCAATCTCCAGACACAGAATCAACATCCCGACACCAATCATGGCAGGGGTCAGAACACCCTTGCGTCAATTTGCATCTTGTGTTCTCGTTGATGTTGATGACACCCTCGATAGTATCTTTAGCAGTGATATGGCTATTGGCCGGTATGTCGCACAGAGGGCTGGTATCGGTATTAACGCAGGTAGAATCCGTGGAATCAACTCTAAAATCAGAGGCGGAGAAGTTCAACACACTGGTGTTGTTCCATTCCTTAAGAAGTTTGAATCAACTGTACGATGTTGCACGCAAAATGGGATTAGAGGTGGATCAGCCACAGTCCACTTCCCAATCTGGCACATCGAAATCGAAGACATCCTAGTTCTCAAGAACAATAAAGGAACAGAAGATAACCGTGTAAGAAAACTTGACTACTCCATCCAACTCTCCAAACTCTTCTACGAAAGATTCATCCAGAACGGAGAAGTTTCCCTCTTCAGTCCTCATGATGTGCCTGGGCTCTATGATGCTTTTGGTACTGATCGCTTCGATGAGCTTTATACACGTTACGAAGCAGATGATTCTGTACCAAGAAAAAGTTTGGGAGCTCAGGAACTCATTCTTGATCTACTAAAAGAGAGAGCAGAGACTGGTCGTCTGTATATCATGAACATCGATCACTGTAATAGTCACTCCTCATTCAAAGATAAAATCAATATGTCCAACCTCTGTCAGGAGATTACCCTCCCTACAGAACCACTCAATCATATCGACGAAGAGATGCCAGGTGAGATTGCCCTGTGTATCCTGTCTGCTGTCAACGTAGGTAAGATAAAGACCGATGAGGAATTAGAAGACCTGTGTGACCTGTCTGTAAGGGGTCTGGAGGAGTTGATTGACTACCAAGAGTATCCAGTAAAGGTAGCAGAGATTGCAACCAAAGCACGTCGCTCTCTTGGTGTTGGTTTCATTGGTCTAGCACACTACCTTGCGAAGTTGGGATATAATTATGATTCACAAGAGGCCTGGGATGCGGTCCATGGTCTAGCAGAGTCCTTCCAGTATTACCTTCTTAAGTCTTCCAATGAAATTGCCAAAGAGAAGGGACACTGTGACTACTTTGGACGCACTAAGTACAGTGATGGACTACTTCCTATCGACACATACAAAACGGATGTTGATGAGATTACTACACAAGGTCTCGTCCATGATTGGGAAGCGCTTAGAGAGTCGATTCTGGCTCACGGATTACGGCACTCAACACTGTCTGCTCAGATGCCATCAGAAAGTTCGTCCGTTGTGTCAAACGCAACAAATGGGATTGAACCACCTAGAGACTATCTGTCCATTAAGAAGAGTAAGAAGGGACCCCTTAAGCAGATTGTACCGTCTTTTAGTACACTTAAGAACAATTACACACTCCTCTGGGAGATGAAGAGTAACGAAGGGTATATTAATGTCGTTGCTGTTATGCAAAAGTTCTTCGACCAGGGTATCTCTGGTAACTGGAGTTACAATCCAGAGAACTATGATAACAATGAAGTGCCCGTGTCACAAATGGCAAATGACCTTTTGACTACATATAAGTATGGTTGGAAGACTTCTTACTATCAGAACACCTACGACATTAAAACTGACGAGGTGTTAGAAGAGAAGTCCGAACTCAATAGTTTATTAGACGAACTAGAATCAGTAGAGGAGGGAGAGTGTGAATCCTGTGCAGTTTAAGGTTTCATCGGTAGAAGACCAAAAGATGAATAAAGTGAAGGGGATGACGGTATTTAATACCGAAGTCCATGACAACAAAAAACAACCTATGTTTTTTGGAAAACCCCTAGGGGTTCAAAGATACGACTCATACAAGTATCCTATCTTTGAGAAGCTGACAACAACACAACTAGGATACTTCTGGAGACCAGAAGAAGTATCTCTCCAGAAAGATAGAGCAGACTATCAAACCCTCAGACCAGAACAAAAACATATCTACACTTCCAACCTGAAGTATCAGATCATGCTCGACTCTATTCAGGGTCGTGGTCCTGGTATGGCGTTCATCCCATACTGTTCTCTACCAGAACTAGAAGCATGTATGGAAGTGTGGGGATTTATGGAGATGATCCATAGTCGTTCCTACACATACATCATCAAGAATATCTACCCCGATCCATCAGATATTTTTGACCACATTATTACTGACGATAGGATTCTTGAGAGAGCCAAGAGTGTTACTCAAGCCTATGATGACTTCATCAATGCCGCACAGGAGTGGGGTAGTGGTAACATGTGGACCGAGGACTTTAGAGACTCACCATCAAGAGAATATGCAGTCAAAGATCTTAAGAGAAAGCTATTCAGAGCTGTCGCGAACGTTAATATTCTTGAGGGTATTAGGTTCTATGTTAGCTTTGCTTGTAGCTTTGCATTTGGTGAACTCAAACTTATGGAGGGTTCTGCGAAGATTATCTCCCTCATCGCTCGTGACGAGAACCAACACCTAGGTATCACCCAGAATATCCTGAACAAGTGGAAGACTGGTGATGACCCCGACATGAAACAGATCATGAAGGAAGAGGAAGAGTGGTTGTATATGATGTTCGATAAGACTGTTGACGAAGAGAAGAGATGGGCAGACTATCTCTTCAAAGATGGATCAATGATTGGTCTCAATGATGCACTTCTCAAGAAGTATGTCGAGTGGGTTGCCAATCGTAGAATGAAAGCTATTGGCCTTAAGCCTATTTACGATGTCGCTGCAAAGAATAATCCACTTCCTTGGACACAGCATTGGATCTCTTCTAAGGGTCTTCAAGTGGCCCCACAAGAAACGGAGGTCGAAAGTTACGTCGTCGGAGGAATCAAACAGGATGTCAAGAACGACACCTTCTCAGGATTCAAACTCTGATCTAATTGGTGACTGGAATGACTATGCTCTGGGTCTCTACATGGAGGCCCAGAAAATCCAAGCGAAAAAAATTGATGACTACATATTTCAGGACTATGAAGAATAGTGAGTGTGTGACTACGAAAACCCATGGATCTATCTGGGCAATCCCTTTGATGGGTCTCTTATTGGGGACAACTATGGCTTTGTTTATCTCATTACCAATCTCTCAAACCAACGACAGTACATTGGGAGAAAGTATTTTTGGTCGTTTAGAAAACCACCAGGGAAGAAACGAAAAGCAAAGTCAGAGTCTGACTGGAAAAAATACTACGGGTCATGTCCTGAACTAAAGGAAGATGTGACCAAGTATGGTAAGGATAATTTCTCCCGTGAGATTTTGTCCATACATAATACCAAGGGAAAGGTAAACTTTGAGGAGACCCGTCAGCTGTTTCTCAAGGAGGTGCTGTCTCAACGGTTGACAGATGAGACGCCACTGTACTACAATTCCAATATCCTCGGACGGTACTACCGCAAGGATTATTTTAATGTTTAATTTATTTTTAATTTATGACTAACAGAATTATCGCTGCTCTTATGAGTGTAACTGGAGTATGGGCAATTGCTGCCTGTGCAGGATCCACAACATTGGAGGAAGAAGTAGATGTCAGCGTAAATGAAGAGAAGTCTGTAGAGATTCAAAAGGTAGTAGAGAAGTGGGACTGCCCCGGTTGTAATCCTAACGAACGTTATGTTCTGAGCAAACTTCAAGATTACACCAAGATCACTGATCGTAATGCTCTCTCAACTCTGATGGGTAACATCAAGTCAGAGAGTAATTTTCATTCTAATATCTGTGAAGGTGGTGCAAGAGTTGCTTATCACCAGTGTCACTCCGGTGGTTATGGTTTGATCCAATGGACCACAGTTGGTAGATACAATGCCCTGGGTAACTTCTGTCGAAAATATAGTTGTGACCCTAGTAGTCTTGAAGGACAAACTCGGTTCATGGTGAATGAAGTACACTTCCAAAAAGTTCTACCCGACTTTGAAGGAACCGGATGGTCAATTCATCAGTACATGGCACCTGCATACTATTGGTTGGGATGGGGTATCAAAGGGTATCGTGAAACCTTTGCTCATGAGTACTATGCCAAAATGGTAAAGGTCACAACACCCTTGACAGAAGGCTGATACCCTCTTATAGTACATGAGTGATTGAGAGACCACTGCGGTGACCCCTTTGACGGTTCAGGGTTAGCGGCGATAGGAACCGTCATTGGGTCAGTAGCTCAGTGGATAGAGCATCGCACTTCTAATGCGTTGGTCGGGGGTTCAAATCCCTCCTGACCCGTTGGGTACTTCCCATACTATTATCAATTATGAATGTAAACCTTTCCGATTTTATATACGTCGTCGATGATGTCCTCACAGAGGACTTCTGTAATCATTTGATTGAACGATTTGAAAATGATAGTCGGATAGAATTCGGCATGATTGGTGATGAAGAAAATAAAAGAGTCGATAGATCTATTAAAGACTCTATGGATCTCCATATCTCCAGTCTTGATGATTGGAAAGATGAAGATGAAGTTCTATTTAAAGCGCTGAACAAACATATTAAAATATACCTTCAGCAGACGGATTTTTTAAATGATCCACTTGGTATCTCCTTTGAACATTTAAAAGATACGGGTTATCAAATACAACGTACATCTCCAAGTTCAGGATACACCTGGCATCATGACAGTATGCAAGGTGAATATGTAAGACAACATGGAATGAGACATTCCACATTCATTTGGTATCTTAATGATATAAAGAATGATGGTTACACTGAATTTGTAGATGGTACTAAAATACAACCAAAGACTGGGAGAATGTGTATCTTCCCTTCTCTTTGGAACTATTATCATCGTGGTTATCCACCAGTTGATGATATTAAATACATAGTCACGGGATGGCTACACGCTTAATGGACCCGATTGAACTCCTACGAATCATCAGTTGTCTTGAGAGTGCTCACCATCATCTGAGGATCAATGACTTCCCAGAAGATCAAATGGTTGTCAGAAAGATATGTGACAGATACTACAAAACTTATTTCAAACTTTGTAAAGAAATTGGGAGAAACCCTTATGGCTGAACTTTATCCACTATTCACATATACAGGACTTGGTTTCTGTGTCCTCATTGGTCTCTCATGGGGTATTTCACTATTTGACAAAAGTGGTGAAGTTTGATACAATAAAAGAATACGTTGGCCTATAGCTCAGTTGGTAGAGCGCAGAGCTGTTAACTCTGTTGTCCTAGGTTCGAGTCCTAGTGGGCCAGTAAGACGGGGAATGAGCTCGCCCGCGACGGTGTTAACCACACTGTGATCTTGAGAGTTGGTTACTCTCTTTGCTCCATTACAAACTGTCAGAATGTTAGGGTTTAGAAAATGCCCCATAGGAAGCATTCTGATAAGTGTAGTGTTAAGGGAGATTAGCTCAGCGGTAGAGCGCTTCGTTTACACCGAAGATGTCACTGGTTCGATCCCAGTATCTCCCATTGTCGAATTCCAAACATGACCCATGATTACTGTAAGATGCAAACAATGCAACAAAGAAATCAGAAGTGACCATCATACCCACTCTTGTGGGTGTCCCAATATGATGACAGTCATTGAGGATAAGGTCACTGCTGTAGACCTTACCAAGGTGGTTATGATTAATTCTAGTAATAAGGTAGAGGACGGTAATGTTCTGACCTCTAGTGATCTTTCCTATCAAGAGGAGAGGAGAAGGAGAAAGGTCAGGAGATTAGATTTTGAGGTACGATAAGGTTGATAATTTCTACAGACTACAAGATATTTTGTCTGTTAATCAATTTTTTTCGTTGTACGATGAGTTCAATTCACAATATAATACTTGGAGATTCACCAAAAACGATGGAGGATTGGACCATCCACCGATGGGGTGCATAAAAAAACCTTCTTCTCTACGATCAACGGTATCTACCATCGGAGACAATTTGACACTGATTAAATTTGGTTCTATATTGAAGTATCATTGTGAGAAAATTTTACGATGTCCTTTAAAACTCAAGAGAGTTAATACAAATATTCAATTCTTTGGTCAAGAGTCTTCCTTCCATACGGACGGTGGTGAATCCACTTGGACCTTGAATATATTTGCATGTCCATATTGGAAAACTGAATGGGGAGGTGAGTTTATCCTGACAACTAAACCAAATCAGTATTATTACGAAACATATATACCAAATAATGGAATCCTATTCCCAGCACATCTCGATCATATGGGATATGCACCTAACGTACTATGTAAGGTACCACGATTGACCGTGGCTTATACCTATAAAGAGTTGACATTTCCATCTACTGTAGTATAATTACACATGTCACGCCTACCCGAGATTAAACCTGAACACATGGTCACTTATAAACAGTGTCAGGATCTTATCGATAAAGCTATCGACAAACACAACAAAACTGCCACAGTTATCAGTGCTAGTATTGGATCAGTGTTGTTATTTTTCTACGCACATGGTCTATTAAAGGTAATTGGTTACTGGTCTTAAAAATCTTCTATATAATTTAGCTATGGAAATCTTCACCGTGCAAGAGTTTCAAAAAAACTGGGATGAACTGATTCAGAGAGTAGAGAACGGAGAACATATAGGAATCGTGAATGAGAATGGCGCGGCATGTGTCATGATGTCTACTGACGATGCTTTGTACAAACTTTATAAAGAAGATAATAACGAAGGACCTTGAGGGACTGTCGCATATTGGTTAATGCTCTCTGCTTATAACGGGGTAAACCGGGTTCAATTCCCGGCAGTCCTATCGGGGGTCTAGCAATCTGGTGAATGCACCGAACTCATAATTCGGCGGAGGTGGGTTCGATCCCCACGATCCCCATCAGGACGGTTTTTCAACTGTCCTCTTGACTACAAATGCCAAATCCCTTATACTACTAAGGTCAATACGAAAGACAATGACTATCACTTCTAAGTTCAAAAAGGACATCACGACTCTCCGATCCGCAGTGAAAGGGGACTTCTTCCTTGACGTAAAGAATCCGAAACTTTTCAAAAAGGTTCGTAAGTTTTATGAGAACGATGGTGTAACTTTTTCTGGTGACCCTCTGGATGACTATGATATTCTCATTGATTGTCTGGCAGAAGATCTTGAGAAGACAGAGGTAGCATGAATATTCTACTTGAGAAATATCCCTATCGTTACGTTGAGAACGGTGATCTAGAAAACGGAAAACCTGATTGTAGGATTCAGAAGTTTGATGAACACACTCGTAGGTACAAAGACATGTATCTATGTGATAACTCAATGCAACTGATGACAGCCATGGCGGACTTTAATTACACCTGTTGGTTAGATCCTGATGGTGTTCCCTCCTACGTGAGAGACGTAATCAAATCTAAATAAAGTAGATTTAATTAAAACTATGGCAACGAGAAAGACATCTGCATCTGGTGCTTTTATGTCCCAGTATGACAATGAGGTTGAGGTAAGACTTAAGGCTCTTGAAGCTGAAGTAAAGGCACTTAAGGCTGCATGTGAAGCAAAGCATTCGTCCGGTGGTGGTGATGCAAGACTCGATGAGTTGATCAGAGTTCTTAAGATGAACCCTGAACTTAACATTGAGAAACTTTCTAAGGGTGTTCTGTAAGTAGTAGTCACGGATGGACTGTAACAGCACTGGTCGGGATAACCCTTAGAGTTTCTTACTTCTCTCAAGAGTAAGTGGCGTGCATGGAGCTCAGGAGGTCTTGACAAAGGCCTCCTTTTTTAATACAATACATACTATGTGGTAGATCTTTCGTGATGAAGATAGGATTTAATTGTAGTTCCTTTGATTTGTTTCATGCCGGACATGTGACAATGTTGAAGATGGAGAAAGATTTGTGTGACTATTTGATAGTTGCCTTACAAGTGGACCCTACGATTGATAGACCGGGTATCAAGAACAAACCCATACAGAGTGTGTATGAGAGGTATGTTCAGGTGCAAGGATGTAGATACGTAGATGAGATATTGGTGTATGAGACAGAGGAAGATCTGTTGAATATGATTAAGACACAGAAAATGGATATTCGTTTCTTGAGTGAGGAGTATAAGGACAGAGACTTTACCGGTAAACAATATTGTATCGACAATGATATTGAGATTCATTACCACAAGAGACAACATAAGTATTCTTCTACAGAGTTGAGGAACAGAGTTCATAGTCTGGAAGAATTGAAGAGAACAGAACTTGTACTGGGAGATGAAGATGGTCTTCAATACTCACCAGAACTACTACACAAATACGAGGAAACATGTCCATTCTAGTCACAGGGGGAGCTGGGTTCATTGGAAGTCAACTACTCAGATCTCTGGGTAAGTTTGGTGAGAGATTAGTAGTTGCTGATAAGATTTCTTATGCTGGTAAGAAATCAAATTTACCTGACAATGTTGAATTCTATAAGATTGATATTGCCAGTGATGACGCAGTTAGATATTTGTTTGAACAAGAGACATTCGATACTGTTTTCCATCTAGCAGCAGAGAGTCACGTAGACAATTCAATCAATAATCCTAAACCATTCATTGATACTAATGTAATTGGTACGGTCAATCTTTTACAAGCATCATTGGACCATGAGGTAGATCGTTTTATGCACATCTCTACTGATGAGGTGTTTGGATCTATCGACTTCAAAGATGGATCATTCAATGAGGAGTCAAGGTATCAACCTAGAAATCCTTACTCTGCATCCAAGGCAGCCAGTGATCATTTTGTAAATGCCTATAATATCACCTATGGTCTTCCCACCACCATCACGAACTGTTCAAACAATTATGGACCACGACAAGATGATGAGAAGATGATTCCTACGACCATCAGGAACATCAAGAATGGAACTCCTATCCCTGTCTATGGTGATGGACAACAGGTGAGGGATTGGATCTATGTTGAAGACCATTGTGATGCCTTGATTGAACTGTGGATTAACGGTAAGGTAGGAGAGAGATATAATATTGGTGGAGAATGTGAACTAAAGAATATTGATCTTGTCAAGATGATTTGTAAGTTAATGAGTAAGGAGGATCATCGTATAGAACATGTTACTGATAGACCTGGACATGACGTTAGATACTCCACTTCAAACAAAAAAATAACAACTGAAACAAAGTGGTCTGTTTCCACCGACATTACAACTGGACTTCTCAAAACAATTCTCTATTATGAAGATAATTAAGACACCACTCAAAGATGCTGTTTTGATTGAACAGAACAGACACGAAGATGATAGAGGTCACTTTATTGAAACCTACAATAAAAGAGACTTTACGAGTGTTGGTCTGGACGTGGAATTTGTACAAGACAATCATTCGATGTCATCTCCACATGTCTTAAGAGGACTTCATTATCAGGTAGTCAAACCCCAAGGTAAACTGGTTAGATGTGTTAAAGGTTCTATTCTTGATGTGATTGTGGACCTGAGACAATCATCACTCACGTTTGGACAACACTATAGTGTTCATCTATATCGTCCTGAGGTGATGTTATGGGTACCAGAAGGGTTTGCACATGGATTCTATGTGTATAGTTTGCATGCACATGTATCATACAAGACAACCGAATTTTACTATAAGGAGTATGATAGATCACTTCTATGGAATGATCCTGACCTTGGTATAGACTGGGGTATAGATAGTCCGTTCTTATCTGCCAAGGACAAATACGCTAAAACTTTTAAAGAGTGTGAAAAATATGATTAATCTTTCTGTATTTGGTGCCACTGGTTATATTGGCAGTCACTATTGTAGGATGTACCCTGATAATATTGCAATTCCTAGAGGACAAAGACATCCTGATTCGGCTGATATCCTGTACTTTATCAGCACTACAACCAATCAAAATGTATTCAAAGACCTTCAGGTTGATATTGATGTTAACCTTAAGATTCTGACAGAGGTATTGTCACACTGTAAGAGAACAGATACTGTATTCAACTTTGTTAGTTCTGGTTTTGTGTATGGTAATGACTTCTTGGATGCCAAGGAAGATGACCCCTGTAATCCTACAGGGTTTTACTCTATTACTAAAAGATGTGCCGAGTCTTTGGTCATCTCATACTGTAAAACTTTTGGTGCTCAATATCGTATCTTCAGAGTTGCGAATGTCTTTGGTATCGATCCCACTGTGACTCCTGGTAAAAATGTTCTTGGTTATATGATTCGTTCTTTAAAGAAGAATGAGCCGATTAAATTATATGGTGGTGGTGATTATTTGAAGGATTACATGTATGTTGATGATGTATGTACCGCACTTGATACGCTTATGGTATGGAGTGCTCCTAATCAAATCTACAATGTCGGTTCAGGTGTAAGTCGTACCTTCAGGGAAATTATTGAATACTGTAAGGATAAGGTAGGTAGCACAAGTGAGATTATTGATGTTCCCTTCCCCGATGAACAACAATATCTACAGATTAAGAACATGACGATCAACGTTGATAAACTAGAGAGTTATGGTTTCGTTCCCAAACTTGACATTGACACAGGACTTGATATGATGTGTGAAGTATATTGATTTTTTAAGGATACATAGTAAGTAATTCATGGATGTTATGACTGAGTATAATAAGACCGCACTAGTTCTTGGTGCGGGTGGATTCATTGGTAGTCACATGGTAAAACGACTACGAAGAGAAGGATACTGGGTTCGTGGTGTTGACCTGAAGAGACCTGAGTTCTCTGAAACAGAAGCTAATGAGTTCATTCAGGGTGATCTGACTGACCCTACATTCGTTCGTCGTGTTATCCGATTCAAAGGATATCAAGGTAACTTTTATGCCAGTGTTCCTGATAGATATCAGGAAACGTTTGATGAGATCTACCAGTTTGCTGCTGACATGGGTGGTGCGGGATTCGTTTTCACTGGTGAAAATGATGCTGACATCATGCGTAACTCTGTCACCATCAATCTGAATGTCCTTGAAGAACAACGTGTGTTCAATGAAACCAAAGGAGAGAACAAGACAAAGATCTTCTACTCTGGTTCGGCATGTATGTATCCAGAACACAACCAACTAGATCCTGACAACCCTGATTGCCGTGAAGAATCAGCTTACCCCGCAGCTCCAGACTCCGAGTACGGATGGGAAAAACTATTCT